AGATAGACCTGACCTGTTCTATTCAGATTCAAATCTGATTCCAGTCTCAAGAACTGGACACAAAGAGATACATAAACGATATGAGAAAGAGGGAAAGACAGTGGTGCAGGAAGAACTGAGAGACTTTCAGATGCGTTTTAAAACCACCGGGGGATAGAAAAAAGTTTTGATTGGATTCTCCACGACCACGTATGCCCCTTTCTTTCTACAAAATTCCCAAAACGATAAAAAAGTTGGCAAGCAAGGGAGGAGGGAGGACAATGGCAAGACCAATGAAACCAGTAAGTTTGCAAAAAAAGCACCTGACAGTATTAGAAGGACAAAAGAAAGTAGATGCAGAAGACCAGGTAAGAACAGAAAAAAACCAGCTCAAGCGTCCTCCAACATGGCTGATAGACGACGTAGCAAAAAAAGAATGGCGAAGAATCGTGAAAGAGCTGGACAAGCTAAACATAGTTGGAAATCTGGATCGAAACAATATCGGAGGATACTGTAATGCGTTTGCAAACTATGTAAAAGCAACCGAAATATTAAGCCAGCAGACTTATTATGTCGATCGCGAAACCAGAACAGGAGTAATCGTTGTAAAAAATCCGATGGTTGATATACAGAAAGGATATGCAGAAGAAATGAGACGCTTCGCTGCTTTATGTGGGCTGACAATTGATTCAAGATTAAAAGCAGGAACGGCGAAAGTGAATAAGCAGCAGGAAGAAATTGAGAGCCGGTTTGGTGCGATATGATCCTTGATGAGCTTAAACAATACGCTCATGATTGCATATCTGGAAGGATTGTCAGTGGTAGAAAACATATATGGGCCTGCGAGAGATTGCTACGAGATATTGACCGAATCGGTCAACCGGATTTTCCGTATGTTTGGGAGGAAAACCAGGCTGAGAATATCGTAGAATGGTTTGCATTTTTGCGACATAGCAAAGGCGTTTTAGCAAAACAACCAATCATATTAACACCATGGCAGAAATTCAGAATTTGTCAGCTATATGGATGGGTACATAAAGATACGGGATACAGAAGATTTAAGAAATATTTTACTGAGGTAGCCAGAAAGAATGCGAAATCTCAGGAAGAAGCGGGGATTGCATTATATGAGGCAGCAGTAACGTCAACGAAAAATGCGGAGGTATATGAGATTTATACGGCCGGCACAAAACGTGATCAGTCAAAAATCGTATTCGGAGAAGCTGGTTTGATGCTGCAGGGTTCACCTCTAAGAATGAGATTTAAAGTAACCAGGGATTGCGTGAAACATTTGAAAAGTCATAGCACAATAAAACCATTGTCGAAAGACGATGGAAAGTCTGGGGATGGTACGAATCCTGCTTTACTCGTCTTGGATGAATATCACCAGCACAAAACAACTGAATTTTACGATCTAGGCATAGGCTCCAATACAAAGGAGCCTCTTTTGATGATCATAACAACAGCTGGCATGGATCTGACATATCCGTGCTATGTAACAGAATATCAGTACTGCTCTAAAGTTCTGGATCCAAACACGGATGTAGAAAATGATGAGTACCTGATTGACATCTGCGAAATGGACCCGGAAGATTATGAAGACATTTCAAATCTGGATAATGAAGAAAACTGGAAAAAGGCAAATCCAATCAGAATGACTTATCCGGAAGGTGCCGATAAGATTCGCGGAGAATACAAGATTGCCAGAGAACAGCCCGAACACATGACAGCATTCCTTACAAAATGTCTGGATGTATGGGTACAGGCAAAAGAAAACGGATACATGGATATGGCGAAATGGAAAGCCTGCCAGGTAGACGAATTACCGTTTGATATTATAGGACATCCGGTATATGTAGGCTTCGATATGTCTGCAAAGACGGACCTCACTTCCGTAGCATTTGTAATCCCTTTTTTATCCGGGGAGTATGATGCAAACGGGAAAGAAATAGTAAAATACATCCTATGGTCGCATAGTTTTATACCGACGAGAGAAAAGCTTCAGGAACATATTCTGAAAGACAAGGTTGCCTACGATGCATGGGAACGAATGGGATTTCTGGAAGTAACGGACACTCCAATCGTAGATCAGGGAGCAGTTATGAGATATGTGCTTGAAACCTGTGAAAAGTTAAATCTAAAAATACAGTGCCTATGCTTCGACCCTGCAAATGCAAGCAAATTGATGATGGATCTGTCAAATGAAGGATATGACGTTGAAGAAGTTTTTCAAAGTCATAAGCATTTGAACGAAGCAACGCAAGGGTTCAGAGAACAGGTTTTCTGCAGAAATATTATATACACGTACAACCCGCTGCTGAATTATGCGATGAGTAATGCGGTAATCCGGCAGAACAATGGACTTATCAAAATTGATAAGGATGCAACAACAAAAAGAATTGACCCGGTGGATGCAACATTATGTGCTTTTAAATTGGCAATGTTTCATACCTTCGGGGACGATTATGGAGATTATATTAATAACTTTATAGAGGAGATATTACACGAGGATTCTACAGAAAATTAAAAATATGTGGAATTCCCTTGGCAGAGCATCTGTATCATTGGAGGATCAAGGGCTTTTAGACTGGCTGGGCATTGAACCGGACACACCGAGAAATGCGATCGGAGAGGTGACATATTTTACCTGTCTTAAGATGCTTTCCGAAACAATGGGGAAAATGCCGCTAAAATTTTACAGACAGACTGCAAAGGGAAAGATTCGAGCGGAGCCGAATCGAGCATCAAGATTACTGATGGAAAGACCTAATCGACTTATGACTCCAGCAACGTTCTGGGGAACAGTAGAATATAATTGCGAACATTACGGAAATGCATATGTTTGGATCCAGACAAAATTTGAGAAAAAGGGACGATATGGCGGAGAATATAATGTTCTTTCATTCTGGCCAATGCAGAGCAATTATGTAGATGTACTGATGGATGATGTAGGAGTGTTCGGCGAGGCAGGAAACTTATATTACCGGTATAGCGATCCTAAAACAGGAAAGACTTATACCTTTTCACAGAACAATGTATTACACTTCAAAACATGGAGTACACGCGATGGAATCATGGGAAAACCGGTGCGGCAGATATTGAAAGACTCTATAGCTGGTGCGATTGAATCACAGAAATATCTTAATAAACTGTATGTAGGAGGATTGACTGCGAAAGCAGCACTTCAATATACTGGCGATCTGGACAAGTCTAAACGCCTGGCACTGCAAAAGGAATACAACAGCCTGCTTTCAGGAGCGAAGAATGCTGGAAAAGTAGTTGCAGTACCGGTTGGAATGACACTGCAACCATTGAATGTAACACTTGCGGATGCACAGTATTCAGAATTGAAAAAGTATACTGCTTTGCAGATTGCGGCAGCGTTTGGAATCAAACCGAATCAGCTCAATAATTATGACAAGTCCAGCTATTCAAATTCTGAGAGCCAGCAGCTGGCATTTCTGATTGACACGATGAGCTATCGTCTTTGTCAGTACGAGCAGGAAATCAATTATAAATGCCTTTCTGATCAGGAAAGACAAGATGGATATTATTTTAAATTTAATGAAAAAGCCATATTACGGACCGACTCAAAGACACAAAAGGATGTTATTGTAGGATACGTGCAGAATGGACTCTATACAATCAACGAAGGAAGAGATCTTTTGGATTATCCATTCGTAGAAGGCGGAGATGTCAATATGGTTAACGGAACATATCAGCCAATCACCCATATAGGTGCGGCTTATGGAATCAATGTAGGTGGAGGTGAAGGAGAGGGAGATTGATGTAAGAGGAGATATCATAGGGAACGATGATAAGTGGATCTATGACTGGTTAGATTGGGAATCTACCTGCCCGAACGATATTAAAAATGCAATTGCAACACTTCCAGCAGGAGAAAAATTGACTGTAAATATCAATTCTGGTGGAGGCTCCGTGATGGCGGGACAGGAGATTTATTCTATGCTCAACGGAAGAAATGACGTAGAAATTAATATTCAGTCACTCGCAGGGAGCGCAGCAAGTGTGATTGCAATGGCAAATACCTGTAAAATGAGTCCTGTTGCAACGATCATGATTCACAATGTTTCTATGAGTGGAGCATCTGGAGATTATCATGATATGCAGAAGAATGCAGAAGTTCTGAAAACAATGAACAATGCGCTTTCAGAAGCATATGTGAGAAAAACAGGAAAATCCAAAGATGAAATCCTTAAAATGATGGATAAAGAAACCTGGCTTACTGCAGAAAAAGCTCTGGAGATGGGATTTATCGATAAGATTGAAGATTCTGGGCAGCAGTTCTTTAATTGTATATGTGGAATAAGACTGACTGACGATATCCGCAATAAAGTTTTGCAGGAAAAAGAACAGCAGGACGAAAAAGAACAGTTAAAAAATGATTTATTAAAGGACTTAGATCAGTTTGGCATCTAGGCAGAGGAGGAAATAAGGAATAAGAAATTATTAGAACTTTTAAACTCTATCAATGAGAAGAAGACAATGGTACAGTCTCTGGTAGAACAGGGAAAACTGGAAGAAGCAAAAACGGCAAAAGAAGAACTGAAGAATCTGCAGGAACAGTTTGATTTGCTGAAGGATATTCTAGATCCGGACGGAGACGGAAACGTTGCTCTGCCGAAGAATCCTACTTCGGTAGAACCGAAGAATTCCATTGCAGAATTTGCAAATGCGGCAAGAAGAGGTTTTCAAAATGCAACAATGACAGAAGGAACACCGGCAGACGGCGGTTATACAGTTCCGGAAGACATCCAGACGCAGATTAATACCTACAGAGATGCTGTATTCTATCTGATTAATCTCGTTGATACGGAACCGGTAAAGACAAATAAAGGACAGAGAACATTCCAGAAACGATCCCAACAGAAAGGATTTAAAAAGACTGGAGAAGGTGGAAGAACAGCAGCAGTAGAAACTCCACAGTTTGCAAGAATTTCTTATGAAATTGAAAAATATTCTGGATATTTTCCGTGTACAAACGAGTTACTCGCAGATACTGATGCAAACATCACAGGAACATTGACTACCTGGATTGCAGGAGAATCCCGAGTTACAAGAAACAAATTAATCCTGGAACAGATTGCTACAAAAGAAGTAACTGAAATGAGCAGTATTGATGATATCAAAAAGGCATTGAATGTAACACTTGGACAGGCTTTCAAGCCAACATCAACAATTGTAACGAATGATGATGGTCTTCAGTGGCTTGATACACTAAAGGATAATGAAGGGAGATATCTTTTACAGTCAAGCCCAGCAGATCCAATGCAGCTTAGACTTTGCGCCGGCGCAACAACTGTTCCTGTAAAAGTTATTCCGAACAACGAAATGGAATCTGATACAAAAACAGCTGGTTCCAGAAAAATTCCAATGATTATTGGAGATCTGAAAGAAGGAATTAAGTTCTGGGATAGAAATCTCACAACGCTTATGACATCTAATACTGCTGTCATCGGAGATTTAAATGCTTTTGACGAAGATCTGACACTTTTCAAAGCAACTGAAAGAGAAGACTGTACAGTAAAGGATTCTGCTGCGTTTGTTAATGGACAGATTACGATTAAGGACACAACTGTTACAGGATCATAAGTAAGGCGGTATCTAAATGGATATTGATGCAGTAAAAGAATACCTGCGGATCGACGATGATGCAGACGATATGACAATAGAACTGATGATGAGCGCTGCAAAGGAATATATAAAAGATGCGGTTGGAAGATGTGATGAGAAGAATCCGAAAACAAGGATGCTGTTCTATGCTCTTATGCAGGACTTTTACGAAAATCGTATTTTAGTAGTGAAAGAAGCTGACAAACAGAGATTGTCGCACGTGATCGGCTCAATAGTTCTTCAGCTGCAAATGGCAGAACTGGAGGCGGAGACAGATGGTTGATATTGGAAAAATGAACAGGCGGATTACATTTCTCCGCCTGGAGACTACGGAAGATGAAATGGGACAGGATAAATCCGGATGGAAAAAATATCGTACAGTATGGGCAACCATAAAACCATATAAATCTTCAGAGTATAATTTTATGAGCAAATTAAAGCCGGAGGTTACACACAGAATGTACATCCGCTTCCGAAAAGATATTACTGCAGATATGAGGATTTTGTATCAGGGACACACGTATTCCATTGCAGGTCCGCCGCTTGATATAAACAATACGCACAGAATGTTGGAAATCCAATGCGAGGAGGTGTTCGAAAGTGTCAAGTATCAACTTTGATTTTGACGCTTCGGAACTGATCCAGGCAATGGAGAAGGCGACAAAACAATATCCTGCATCTGCAGAAAAAGTTTTAAAGAAAGAAGCGAAAAATATTGCTAAGGATTTAAAAGGACGAGTAAATTCCGAAGCAAAAGGGCACCATTACCGGCAGGGGAAGAACAGCAGTGACGAAGAAACGCAGAAGCCATTAAGCGAGAGCTTCCGGCAGGGAAGAGTAATCCGTTCTGGAAGTAAAATGACAATCGCCGTAACGTCATCAGCTCCTCATTATCATTTGTACGAACTTGGCCATGA